GAAGTCGTCAACGGCCTTCTTCGACCCGTAAGTCTTCTCCGCCTGGGTCCGCAACTTGTCGATCTGGTCTTGGAACGACCTGTTCGCGTCGTCGACGTTGACCTTCCCGGCGATCTGCGTGTCGTAGAAGTGGCGGGCTGCGGTGACGCCCTGTTCCAGTTGGCCCCGGTTGTCGATCGCCGATTGGGTACTGCCGTCGATGGCCTTGCTGGTTCCGGCCGCGCCGTCCTTGATGCTGCCGAGGGCCTTGTTGTACTCGTCCAGCGCCTGCTTCTTCGCGATCTGCGCGTCGATGTTGGACAGGGCCTTGTCCAGCTTCCCGAGGTCCAGGGCGGAGTTCCGTCCGGCCTGCCCTGTGTCGAGCAGCCGGAGCGTGAGGCCTTGGAACGGGGTCTGCGCGGCCAGCGCCGCACCGCCGGCATCCTTCACGGACGTCTTCGTGGCATCCGCGCCCAGGGCAGCCGAGCGGCCCGCCAGCGCCGTGTCCTTCAGCGACTGGTTGTACGCCGGGAACAGCTGGTCGTTGATGTAGCCGATGGAGAAGCCCTGCGCGACGAGGGCGTCCTGCATCGCCTTGAACGAGGCCGCGGCCTGGTCCGCGTTGCCGCCCCTCACCAGGTCGGCCACCGACTTGTCGAGGTCTTTCATGCCCTGCACGGCCGCCGGGTTGTCGCTGTCCACCTGGTGCAGGACCTTGCCCATCTCGGCGAACTGCACCGCCAGGGCCTGCATGTGCTGCGTGGAGCCGGGCAGCCCCTGGCTCATGTCGAGCAGCCGGTTCTTCAGGTCGGTGATGTTCTGGCCGGTGCGGTCGCCGACACCGGCCATCTCCCCGATCTTGTGCCCGAGGTCGAGGACCAACGGGATGGCGGCGGCGAAGATGGGGACGGCGCCTGCGACCTTTCCCGCCAGGCCCTTGATTGCCGCGCCCGCGCCCACGGTCTTCGTGTCGGCGGCCTCGGCCTCGCCGGAGAACAGCTTCATCGAGGACTTCCACGCCGTGGCCGAGGCGGAGGCCAGACCGCTGGCGATGTTCCATGCCTTGACGGCGACGACCAGGCCCAGCACGCCCTCGGCGACGGGCCCGAGCCAGTCGGCGTTGTCGTGGAGGAACCCGGCCGTGTCCCGCAGCAGCGGAATGATGTTCGACAGCCCGCCCGACAGCCCGACACCGATCATCGGTATCAGCGGCTCCAGGATCGGCAGGAGCTGGCCGAGGACGTCGACACCGGCCAGCAGCGCGTCACTGAGCTGCGGCATGATCGGCAGCAGGGTCTTGACGATGTCATCCGCGAGGATCTTGAGTTGCGGCTCGACACCGGCCAGGGCCGGGCCCAGCGCACCGGCGAAGGCCCCGCTCAGCGTCCCGACCGGCCCGAGGAGGTCGCGGCCGGCGTTGAACAGCGCCGTCACCCCCAGGGCGGCCCCGGAGGCGTTCACCGTCAGTCCGGACAGGAAATCGGGCAGCCCGGTGGCCATGACGTCATGGATCCCGGTCGCCACCGCGCTGATCAGCGGACCGGCCTTCGCGCCGTCGGTGACGATCGCGTTCAGCAGCGGCGGCAGCGCCGACGCGAACTGACCGAACCCGGCGGTCATCAGCCCGGTGAACTGACGTGCCGAGTCCTGGAACGCGGTGTTCTGAAACAGGTGCCCGAACGCGATCGCGGTGCCGGACAGCTGGAGCCCCATGTCGGAGATACCGCCATTGATGATCGGGAACAGCGGTCCGGAATCCCTCAGCATCTGCGTGAACCCGGGCAGCGTCGCCGACTCCGCCGTCAGCTTCAGCTGGTCGAAGCCGCCCTTCATCGACAGGAGCTGATTGACCATGTCCTTGACCGGGCCGGAATCCTTCGCCATGTCGGAGGCGAACTTCGACGCCGCGCCGCCTGCGGACGCCGCCGCCGCGGCGGCGGCCAGGCCCTGCTGCGTCTGCGTGTCCGCGAGGGACTGGACCGCCCGCGCCACCGTCTGCGCCGACGCCGCCTGCTGGTCCGCAGCGCCCTTCACCGCGCTCGCGACGCCGGCCTGCGCCTTCGCGACGGCCTCGTTCGAGGTGATCTGCTGGTTCGCGGCGCTGGCCTGCGCCACCTCCAGGGCGTGCTGCGCCCCGGCCTGCCCCTGCAGCGCCGCGGTGACGCCGTGCTGCGCGTTCGCCGTGGCGTCGGCGGCGTTCTTCACCGCCTGCTGCGCCGACACCACCGCCGGGAGCCCGGCGACGCCGGCCTTGTTGGCCTCGTCGGCCTTCTGCGTCGCCTCCAGGTCCCGCTGCCTGGCGTCGGTGAGCCCCTGCTGCGCCTGCCGGGCCTGGAGGTCCGCGAGGGTCTTCGCGTCGGCGGTGGCGACGGAGTTGCCGTTGACGGCGTCCAGGTTCCTCTGCGCGTTCGCCGCGTTGATCACCGCCTGCTCGACGGCCAGGTGGCTGTCGGCGGCGGCGTTGTTGACGTCGGCGATGGTGTTCGCCGCGCCGGCCTGCGCCTGCGTCAGCGCTTTGCGCACGGACAGCTGCGCCTGCTCGGCGTTCGTCTCGGCCTGCTGGGCCTGCGTCAGGGAGTACGTCGCCGACGCCACCTGCTGCTGCGCCGCCGTGATCGCGTCCGCCGAGGACCGGGCGGCGGCCTCCGCCTGCCGTTCGGCGTCGGCCAGCGACTGCCGGGCCGACGCGACCTGCGCCGCCGACGACAGCTCCGCGGACGCCTGCGCCTTCTTGGCGTCCGCGACCGTCTGCACGGCGTTGCGGATCGCGACCGCGTCGGCCTGCTCGGTCGCGGCCAGCGCCGCCGACGACTGCCCGACCGCCTGCGTAGCCGTGACATGGTCCTTCAGGGTGGAGGCGACGGAGGCGAACGCCCCGCCCATCGTCGCCGCCGCAAGGCCCCCGCCGCCCAGCAGCGCAGGCAGCGCCGCCAGGGCCGGGCCCAGCGCCCCGGCCGCGCCGACCAGCGCCCACAGGCCGCCGGACATGCCGAGGAACCCGCTGCCGGAGGACCCGGCCCTCGCCCCCGCCGCGGACGCCTTGTCCCCGGCGTCCTTGACCTTCCCGCCCGCGCCGTCGGCGGCCGCGCCCACGTCGTCCAGGGACGCCCGGACCGTCCGGGACGCCCTCTCGACGTCCCCGAAGGAACGGGTCAGCGTCCGGTCCGCCTCCTGGCTGGCCTGCTCGACGCCGGCCATCGCCGCGCGGAACTCCCGCTCGAACGCGTCGCCGTCGACCTCGACCGGGATCCTGATCTCCTCACCGGCCCCGGCCTCGGCGGCCTCGGCGGCCACCGACTCCCGCAGGTGCCCGCCGTCGACCCCGACCTCGACCCTCACCTCCTCGCCCGCGCCGCCCGCGCGCGCGGCGGCGGCTATCTCCTCCCGGAACCCGGCCTCGTTGATCGTCAGCCTGACCGGGGCCTTCAGGTCCCCGGCCGCCGCCTGGACCTTCGCCTCGGCGTCCGCCTCCAGTCCTGAGGCGTCCGCCTCCAGCTCCACATACGCGGAGCCGAACTTCAGCCCGTCCTCAGCCACCGGACACCCCGTGCGAGAACAGGTCCCCGATGTCGGACATGCCGAGCTCCGCCGCCGTCGCCCCGATCACCCGGGCGCCCCCGGGCACGGCGGGGCCGGGAGTCGGGGCTATGGGTGCGGCCATCGGGGCCGGTTCTCCTTCCAGGCAGCTCAGGGCTGCGGCGACCGCGCCGCCGTAGGCGTGTAGGTGCGGCACCAGCCGGAAGAACCGCCTCGCGGCCATCGCCCGCACGTCGTCGATCCGGTGGAATCTCGACAGGTCCGACTCGACCTCGTCGAACAGGTCCAGGACCCAGCCGAACCGCCTCAGCCGATCTTCAGCTCGTCTTTTGGGCCTGCGGCCACGCCCCTGTCCATCGCTTCGCGCAGCAGGGCCACGATCCGCGCCAGGTCGTCGCCGGTGAGCGCCTTGTAGTTCATGAGCGCCACGTAGCCGTCGCCCAGTAGCTCCTCCAGCAGATACGAGGTCGCCAGCCTCGTGCCCTCGTGGCGGATCTTGTACAGGTAGGTGAGTTCGACGTTCACTGACGGCTCGGCCGGGGCGTAGTACTGCACGTCGCCGAGCGCGAAGATCGGGAACGTGTCCGGCGGCTGGACCGGTCGCGCGGGATCCAGCACCAGCCCTTCCACCGCCGGTACGGACGCCTCCGGAACCGCCGCGAGGCGCGGCTGCACCGCCCGGGGCGCACGGGGTGCCGCCGCCTTCTTCGCCGCGGCCTTGCGGGCCGCCGGTGTCGCTGCCATGCGCGTGCCTTCCCGAGGGAGGGCGCGGCGGACCGATCCGCGCGCCCGGTACAGGTGGACGGGGATCAGGACGTCTGGTCGACCCAGCGGTACGGGGTGACCGTCGGCGACACGTAGTGGCCGTTCCATGTGACGGCGAAGACGTTCTGCTTGTCCTTCGCGTACAGGAAGTCGACCTTCGCCGTGGACAGGCACTTGCGGGCGACCGCCCGGCGGTTGAACGCCCCGCCCGGGGCCCAGCCGTCCACGATCACCGCGATGTAAGTGGGCTGCGTCGCGGACGACGACGTCAGCGGGTCGTATGACGCCCAGCCCGCCCCGGAGGCCGTGGTGCCGCCGTTGAGGATCAGCGACAGGTTCGCCAGCGTCGGCTCCGCCAGCGACGTCCCGACCGTGAACTCCCGCTTCGTCAGCCGCCGGCCGACGGAGTCGACGATCTGGTCGACCTCCAGCTCCGTGTACGTCTGCGCGACCTCCACCGTCAGGCCGCCGACGGTCCCGCCGACGTCCGTCCACGCCGAGGCCGCCGGGGCGGTGTTCACCGCGGAGTCGGCGGGCTCCGCCGCGCCGAACGCGCCGGTGTACAGCTTTCCCGGGCCGAGCACGAGATTGGTCGTGGTGACACTGATGGGAATCAGCCTCCTTCAGGCGGCGACGCGGGCGCGTCAGTGGTCTCCGGTGAGGCCGGATCGTTGGACGGGGACTGCTCGGGTTCGGCCGTGCCGGCCGCCCAGTACGGCGTCTGCGGCATCTGGCCCATGCGCGTGCCGGCCTGCGTGCCAGCGGGTTCGCCGCTGCCCAAGGCGCTGTCCAGCAGCAGCCCCTGCCTTCGCAGGTCGAGGTACTCGGCGTCGCCGACCTCGATCGCCTCGCCGGGCCGCATGGTCGTGTGGACGGTTCTCACCGGAACTCCTCGCGGTTCAGCGGGAACGAGACGGCGTCCATCTGCGGGTGCCGGGACCACGGCATGGTCTGCCCGGCCGGGACGTGCGCCGGGACCTCGACGACGCGCTGGCCGGCGAGCAGCCACTCCAGCTCGGCCCGGTCCGGGTGCACGAGGATCAGGCCGCCCAGGGACAGCAGCTCGCCCGACGCGGGCCCGACGGCGGCGTAGCGCTTCACGGGACCGTCACCTCGACCCAGTTCAGGACGACATTGAGGAGGTAGCGGCCGTAGTCGGCCTCGTCGCCGTACACCGGCCTCGGCTCGCCCGCCAGGTACGCGGACTTGACGCGGGCCTGCGCGTAGCCGGCCCGCAGCGTCAGCGCGCCCTGGAAGTTGGCGTCCGCGAGGCACGCCCAGCGGATCGTCTCGGCGAGGGCGTTCGCCTTCGCATACGGCGGCAGGTCGGAGTTCGACTGCGCGGCCCAGCAGTCGATCTGCATCACCGGCGAGGCCAGCGGCACGTACATGTCCGAGCCGCCGCCGACCGGCGTGGTGGCCTGCACGAAACCCGTCTGCGCCCAGGGCAGGACGCCGTCGGAGTCCGGCCGGGGCAGGACCCCTCCGACCATCGCCGGACTGAACCCGGGCAGCGACGCCAGCCAGGCGACGGTCACCAGGGGCGTCGTGGCGTGCTGGAGGACGGTCATGACCGCCTCCGCCACAAAGCGGGCCGCAAAAAGGCTTGAGGTGCCATGTGCCGGGTGCCCTCTTCGACGTACCCGGCGTAGGTGTAGCCGAGGTCCGCGCCGTCCCGGTCCTCGGCCTTCGCGTCGGCGTGGACCTGCACCGCCATGCCGTCGTCCCGCATCACCTGGTGGATGCTGGCCTTGAGCTTCCCGGTGTCGACGGGACACGCGGCCTGGGCGTCCGCGACGATCGCCGGGCCGTAGCGGGTCTCCAGCAGCTCCCTGACGTCGCCGTCGAGCTGCCTGCTCCACCCTGCGATCATCTTCACGCGGCCCATCAGGTGGCCCGCCGCAGTTCGAGGTTCTGGTCGGAGGTGATCCCGGGCAGCGCCTGCTGCGACACGGACACGATCACGTAGACCTGGCCGGTGCGCTCGTCCCTGAGGCGGTCGGCGTCGGTGACGTCCACGTCGGAGGGCAGGGCGCAGTCATATGCGCGGGTGATGCGTGGTGTGGGGTTGCCCGGGGTGGTCGCCTTCACGCTGCGGTCTTCGATGATGGAGGCGATGACGCCCGAGGCGATGACGTTCGCCGTCGCGACGGCGTCGCCGTACACGGGGTCGACGGCGGTACCGCGGAGCACGGAGACGGTGGTGGTCGCGAGGGCGTACATCAGCCCATCCCCTGCCACTGCTCGTAAAAGTCGTTGCCCGCGCTGTCCGGGTCCGACGAGATTGGACTGAGGCCGTCGATGAACGGGCTGCGCACATGCACTGAGCGGGACCGCATCCACGAGCAGCGCCTCAGCGCCTTCAGCGCGAGCGGGCCCATGAGCAGCGCGTCGCTCCTCAGCTGCACCGGCCGGTTGCCCATGGCGATCGTCTGGAAGTCCAGGCGCGTGAACAGGTCCGGCTGCGCCAGCATCCACGCGCACTGATACGCCGTCGCCAGCTTCAGCCAGTGCAGGTCGCGGGTCCCGATCCGGGGCCGCGCCTCGTAGGTGCGGGCCGAGAACATGTCCATGACCGCCTGCGCCTGCATCACCTGGGCGTCCGTCACCGTGACACCGGTGACACCGGTGACGTCGGCGGCCTGCGCCCAGGAGTCGGTGGCCATGTCAGCCCGTTGCCTTCTTCGTCCCGGCGGGCTTCCTCGCAGCGCGTGCGGCCCCGCCCGGGGTGGCGGTCGAGGCCGCGTCGCGGTCGACGACCGCCGGGACGACGTCGACGGCGTAGGTGAGGGCTGTGTATCCGGAGCGGAGCCCCTCGGTCTCGACCGAGCCGACCAGTTCCACGCCGCCCTTGGGGTGCAGCCCGCGCCGGGTCGCGTCGCCGAGGACTTCGGCCGCGTTCGCCAGGTGCAGCGGGTGGCCGTCCGGGATGCCGGTGCAGCCGAGGACGAACGTGCGGGAGTACCGGCCCGGCACGCCGGCGGGGTCGGCGGTGCGGTGGTCGATCTCGCCCTGGACGTCGCCGCCGAGCGCGGGGTGCTGCACGGTGGCCGGCTGCACCGGCAGCTCGGGCTCGTTGGGTTCCATCTGGAGGTCGTCGTCGGCCATCGGGTTCTCCGTGGGGTTCGGGGTGGTGGGTGCGCGGGCTCGGGACCCCTCGCACCCACCGGTCGCCGGCGGGCGGGACCCGGTCGGCTCAGCTGCCGGAGTTGTCCTCAAACAGCGAAAAGGCCTGCTCGACGCCGGGGACGAACGCCCGCCGGGCGCGCATCTTGAGGATCGACTCGTCGGTCAGCGCGGACAGCCCGCTCCGTCCGTCGATGAACACCGACTCCGGGCCCGAGCGCACGCCCAGGAGCATGTACAGCGGGTTGCACAGGATCGCCAGGGGGTTGCCGGTCGGCTTCGACGTCGGCGTCGCGCTGGTCTTCGCGCCGAGGGACCACTTCACCGGGTAGCCCATGATGAAGTCCGGGACGTTCTGCGCGCCGCCGGCCGTCCCGTTGGACGACTCGTTGAAGATCGGCCTGTTCTGGGCGTCCTTGATCCCGCGCAGCTTCTTCTTGAAGATCGGGTGGCAGATCCACAGGGCGGCGTCGTCGTCCCAGTAGTCCCCGGCCTCCATGATCCCCGCGGCGGTCGACAGGCCGTCGTAGGTGGTGCCGGCGGTCCCGGACTGGGTGATGTTCGAGTTCGCGGTGTAGCTCGTCGCGGTGTCGTTCTGCCCGAGGACGTAGTAGAGGCTGTCGAACGCGCAGGTCGTCGAGGACTTCGACGCGGTCACGCCGAGGCAGGCGTTGTCCAGGCCCTTCGCGTAGGCGGTGCCCCAGTCCTTCATCTTCGCGTTGAGGATGTCCGCCAGGGAGTCGTCGATGTCCTCCTCGGCGACACGCACCGCGCGGCCGAACTTCTGGACGCTGAGGACCACGTCGTCGTTGGCGGTGACGTCCTCCCCATAGGTGCCGCCCTTCGCGACGATGTCCACGGACACGCCGCCGGACCGCGGCGTCGACCGGGTCTGGGACTTCATCGGGATCCGCTGCGCGTAGGACTCGATCGCCGAGATCTGGTTGACCTTCTGGATGACGTCGGACCCGAACTCCTCCGGGATCCACTTCTCGAAGGTGTCGCGCGCGCCGCCGGCCAGGGACAGGATCGGGCGGCCGTCGTCGTAGTAGCCGATGACGTCGCCCGGGTCGACGTCCTGGACTCGGGGATCGAACAGGGTCCTGCTGCGGAGGGACACGAGGGGGTGCCTTGTCTGTGATGGGGAGGCTGGGTGTCACCTGCGCCCCATCACGGGCACGCGGGCCGGGAACTAGACCGATCACCGGCGTCCTGCTGCGCCGGATCGTCACGATCACGGCGCCGAATCGAACGGTATGCCGCGCGGCCCGACTTAGTCAGGCCGCGCGGTCGGGACTCAGAGGTTCCCGAGGATCGCGGCGGCGTGCTTCTCGCCGGTGGTCTTCGGCTGCGGCTGCCGGTTCTGCCGGTCGGCGGCGTCGATCTTCGGCGCGCGGGGCTTCGGCTCGGGCTTCTCGGGCTCGGGCTTGCGGAACAGCTCCGGAAAGTCCGTCTTGATCTGGTCGACCTGGTCCTCCAGTCCGGAGACCTCGCCGTCCTCGTCGAAGTCGATGTCGTCGAAGTCGATGAGGCGGAGCATCTTCTTGACCTTGTCGCTCGGCGTGTCCGTGGCGAGCCCGGCCTCCAGGAGCGCAGCACGGGCGGCCTTGGTCACGACGATCGGCTTGTACTTCGCCGCCTCTTCTGCACGCGCAGCCTCAACGGCCCTGACGACGGCGTCGTCATCGCCCGACTTCGGCTCAGCGGCCTTCTTCGCCGCCCGCAGCTCCGCCTGGAGCTCCCGGACGGTGGCCCGCGCGGTCTTCGCCGCCGCCCGTTCCTTCTCCAGCGCCCCGGTAACGCGTGTCAGGTCTGCCTCGGTCGGGCCCTTCGCAGTCGGCTTGGACTGCGGCTTCGGCTTGGGCTTCGGCTTCTCCTCCTCAGACTCCTCCGCCTCCTCCTCGGCGTCAGCTTCGGACTCGTCGTCGGCCTCCTCTTCGCCACCGTCCTCACCGAGGTCCAGGCCGGTGTCGTCTTCGTCCTCGCCGGATCCGCCGGCCAGCAGGTGGATGGGGCGGCCGTCCTTGCGGTAGCCGATGACCGCCCCTGGGCGTTCGCTGTTCCCGAGCGTCATGCGCGTGCCTTCCGTTGTCGTGGTCGTCAGTGCTTGGTCTTGGCGGCCCCGGGCCGGGGCGCGTATCGCGGCACGTCGCGGGTGGGGAAGCGTCCGGCGGCGACCGCGCGGCGGGAGTACGCCTTCACCGACGCCGGGGCGGCGGCGTTCCGGGCGAGCGTCTTGCGGGCGGCCCGGATCCGCTCGGGCTGCGATTCCGACGGCAGCGACCAGCCCTTCAGGATCGCCCGGCGGGCTTCTCGTTGCAGCGCCAGCGGCAGCGACGGACCGGACGCGGCGGGCTCGACCCCCAGGTACGTCTCCGCCCGGCACCGGCAACTCGGGTGCCACGGGGGGTGCTCCAGCGGGCCGGGCGGCCACAGGTGCGGCTTGTCGGTGAACGTCGAGGCGAACCGGGCGTCGAACGGCTGGCCCGGCGCGGCGACGCGTCCGGCCAGGCCGGCACAGGTCGTGCAGCAATCCGGCTCCGCGAAGCACAGCCGGTCCGCGCCGAGGAAGTCGGCGGCTGCGGCCTGTCCGGCGTTCGCGCCGCCGTTGACCGCGGTGACCGTGTCGCGGGCGGCGGCTGCCACAGCCTTGTGCGCGTGGCCCAGTGCGGTGTCGAGTTCGGCGAAGCCGGATCCGGAGGCCCGGGTGACGGCGGCCTCGGCTGCGGCGATCCGGGAGCGGATCGCCTGGTCGAGTCCTGCGACGGTCCGGGCGGTGGCCGCGTCCGGTACCGCGCCGATGCCTTCGGCGGTCATCGCGGCGCCGGTGGCGTGCGCGGCCTGCGCGACGCCGAGGGCGACGGCCCGCTGCACGTAGGCGTCGAGCGGCGCGGTCGCCGACGCGCCGATGCCGGCCAGGTCGCCGATGATCCGCGCGGTCACCGCGGCGGCGCGCATCGGGTCGCCGGGTGCTTCAAGGCTCCCGAACGCGGCGATCCACGCCCGGACCGCGGCGCGCTGCACGGTCACGAGTCGTGCGCGCAGCGGCCATGCGACGGCCCGGACCGCGGCACGCTCCAGCGCGAGGACGTCGGCGGCCCGCAGCGCCTGCCGGACCGCCGCGGACTCCGGCGTCGGCGCGGCGTCAACCTGTTGCGTCGTCACCGGCGGCTCCCGTGGCCGGCGGCTGCGGCGGTGCCGGGAGCATGAGCTGAGGCGGCACCGGGGCCGGCGGCAGCGCGGCCGGATCCGGCTCCGGCGCAGGTGGCCCGAGCAGATCGCCCATGAGCGCGGCCAGCAATTTCTGCGCCTGCTGGTCGTCGATGACGCCGGTGGACACCGCGGGCGCCAGCGCCCCGAGTGCCTGGGCCAGCTTCAGGAGGAGCTCGGCGTCGATCTGCTCGTCGTCGCCGTCGCCGAACCACTCATCGACCTGCTCCTGGCTGTAGCCCTGCTCCATGAACGCCTGCTTGGGCGGCAAGCCCGCCTGGAGCTTCAGCAGCAGCGTCTCCCACCCGGTCTGGTCGTCGATGGCGTCGGCGGACTTCCACCGGACGGTGACCTCCGCGCCGTCGATGCCCAGAATCTTCAGAGCGAACTCGACCGCCTCGCACCAGGTGTCGCCGTAGGACTCCTGCCGGTCCTCGATCTTCATGGTGAACGGTTCGTTCGCGGCGCGGCGGGACTCCCCGGACTCCACGTTGCCGGTGGGGTCGAGGCGGGACAGCGGCGTGTCCGTGATCAGGGCGCCGAAGCGCAGGTACAGGGTCATCGGGTCGGTGAAATTGGACGGGTCGGCCGGGTCGAACTGGCCGACGCCCTTCACGCCCTGGAGCCACCACACGGCCCCGGCGTCGGCGGACAGCTGTGACGTCGGGTCCCCGGCCCGGGACGTGGCCCCGGTGTCCAGCGCGTACTGGAACAGGTCCTCGTCCCCGGCGGCCAGCTCCGAGGAGTCGGCGGTGCCGTCGGCGAGGGCGTAGCGCTGCGGGAACGCCTGGTAGTCCACCCCGGCCATGTGCGACAGCACCAGTTTGCGCAGCGAGTCCTGGGTCCCGTAGAAGCCCTCGTGCTCCGGCGTCCCGTAGGGGTCGTCGTTGCGGAAGTGGAAGATCGGGATCTCGCCGAACGGGTTCGGGCGCGGCCACCCGGGGCCGGCGTCGATGTCCTGCCCGTCGAGGTCGTCGGTGTCGTAGAACTGCACCATGTCCTCGGCTTTGGGGTGCAGCACCCCCTGCTTCGACACGTACTTCTCGATCCGGTCCGGGTAGTACAGGTCCACCCGCACCTTCTTCTGCGCCGCCAGCACCCACTGCTTGATCGCGAATGCTTTGATCTGCGGGTTCTCGGCGTCGTAGAAGATCCGCACCGACTGCGGGGAGTTGTAGAACACGTCGACGTTCGTGACGCCGTCGTTGTCCCAGTCGGTGTCGGCCGA